CCAGCAAGTATCGCTACGTCGCCACGCTTGACACCAGGACCAGCGCGATCTGCCGGGCGCTTGATGGGAAGGAGTTCCCATACGGCAAGGGACCGACACCACCGCAGCATTTCAACTGCCGCAGCACAACAGTGCCGGTGATCGACTACGAGGGCCTCGGGTTCACACCACCACCAGAAGGCACCCGCGCAAGCGCTGGCGGGCAGGTGCCGGTCAATACCACATACGGCAAATGGCTATACGACAAGATGCCAGGCGAATCCAAAGCAGATGTGCTTGCCCGTCAGCAGCAAGCGCTGGGCAGCAAGGCTCCCTACTTCCGCAAGCTGGCGGATAAATATGGTGCTGATGCCGCCATCGCCAAGCTGGTCCGCGACGACGGGTCAGAGCTAACCTTAGATCAGTTGCGGGCTCGGTACGGTGCCGTTAAAGAAAGGTAGCTCACAGAAGACCATCTCGGCCAACATAAAAGCTGAGATGAAGGCCGGCAAGCCGCAAAAGCAAGCCGTCGCCATCGCCCTGTCCAAAGCCGGCAAAGCCCGTAAACCCAAAGGTAAAAAGTGATGCCTAAGTACACCGGACCAGCCAAGCCTCAAAAGCCCATGCCCAAGAAAGGCGGCAAGAAGAAATGAAACGCGGCGACCGGGTTAGCTGGAACTACCAAGGCACGCGCACCTTTGGCGTGATCACCAGCATTGGCGGCGAGCGGGAGACCATACCAACGCAAGGCGGTGGCAGTGTCACCCGCGTCGGCAGCATGGACGATCCGATCGTGCGGATTAAATCCGAGTCAACCGGCAACGCGGTCATCAAAAAGCGGTCAGAGCTGAAACCTGCACCACGGCGATGATCACCTATCGCGGCGAGGAGTTTGAGGGTTACAACAAACCCAAGCGGACGCCAGGGCACCCGACTAAGTCCCATGTGGTGCTCGCCAAGGAAGGTGAGACCGTCAAGCTGATCAGGTTCGGTCAGCAGGGCGTCAGCGGTAGCCCACCGCGCAAAGGTGAATCAGATGCGGCCAAGGCTAGGCGAGAATCGTTCAAGGCAAGGCACGCCAGTAACATTGCCCGCGGGAAGATGTCCCCGGCTTACTGGGCGGACAAGGTGAAGTGGTAGCTGATTCCTGCTGGTGAATCCAGTCCTTCAGCTCTGACACATACCGCCGCAACTCATGTGCTTTGGCCGCGTGCCAGCCGTTGCCGGTGCTGCGGTACAGGTGCTCATGGCGGTCGATGGCATTAAGGCACGCCTTGATCAACGGGTTCCACGGTTCACGGATTGGTGTATCCCATTCCCGTGCCATTGCCGTCTAGCTGATACGATGGCAGCGTACTTAACCCTGCGGGTTATTCATGTCGGATGAAACACAAACCCAGGAGCCTGCGGCAACTGAGGATTTGCAACGAAGCGTTGAAGCATTAGAACGCAAGAACAAAGAACTGATTGCTGAACTACGCGCTGCAAAGAAAGGGCCTGCTGTTCCTGATGGCGTAGATGTCAATGAACTACTGGAGTTCAAGCGCAACTATGAACAGCAGCAGCTTGAGTCGCAAGGCAAGTATCAAGAGGCGCGACAGGCTCTGGAGCAGCAGTACCGTGAGGCGACGGCGGAGAAGGACCAGCGCATTGCATCACTTGAGGCCCGCGTGCGTGAGCTGGAACTGGTCACGCCAGCCGTGACGGCACTGGCCGACATCGTGCACGACCCAGACATGGTGCTCAAAACCAAGTTGAGTGCCGATCAGATCGAACGCGATCCTGATGGCACTGTCGTCGTCGTTGATGGGTACCAGCGCACACCAGTGCAGGAATGGGCCAAGACACTGCCGGCATGGATGCAAAAGCAACCCAAGCCGCAAGGCAGTGGCGCGCCATCTGGTGGTGTCAGCAGCAGCATCCCGACTGGCATGTCAAATCCGTTCAGCCGTGAATCGTTCAACCTGACTGAGCAGGCCAGACTATTCCGCACCGATCGTGATTTATACGAGCGCATGAAGGCAACCGCTAACCGCTAAGCTGCAACTAACCGGCTGCGCTGGTGATACGGGCTGCGCCCACACCGTAAACCATTTCTGGTGATTCATCATGGCGACTCTTCGCTCTGACATCATCATCCCTGAGGTTTTTACGCCTTACGTCATTGAGCAGACCACCCAACGCGATGCCTTCCTGGCTAGCGGTGTGGTGCAGCCGATGGCTGAGCTGAACGCTACTGAGGGTGGTGATTACATCAACGTTCCTTTCTTCAAGGCAAATCTGACTGGTGACTTTGAAGTGCTGTCTGACAGCACCTCGCTGACCCCTGGCAAAATTACCGCTGACAAACAAGTTGGCGTGATCCTGCACCGTGGTCGTGCTTTCGAAAGCCGCGACCTGGCAGCCCTGGCTGCTGGCGCTGATCCCATGGCTGCCATCGGCGCCAAGGTGGCCGACTATGTCGCCAACCAGCGGCAGAAGGACCTGATCAAGTGCCTCGAAGGTGTCTTCGGTAGCCTCACTGGCTCCGATAGCCCTGCGTTCACTGATCTGCGTGTTGACACGGCCGGCATGGGCACCCTGAGCCCTCGCACTGTTGCGAAGGTTCGCGCCAAGCTGGGCGATCAAGGCGACAAGTTGACCGCCGTTGCCATGCACTCGGCGATCTACTACGACCTGGTTGAGCGCAAAGCGATCGACTATGTCGCCACCACTGATGCACGCGGCACCACGTCCACCCAATCGGGCGGCTCGATTGCTGCTGCCTTCGGCGAGGTGAGCGTTCCGACCTACATGGGTCTGCGCGTGATCGTCTCGGACGACCTGGCACCTACCAGCACCAATTATCCGGTGTACTTCTTCACTGCCGGCGCTATCGCCAGCGGTGAGCAGATGGCAATGCAGACCGAAACCGATCGTGACATCCTCGCCAAGAGCGATGCCATGTCGATCGACCTGCACTACTGCTACCACCCGGTTGGTGCTAAGTGGACTGTCGGCACTGTCAACCCCACCCAGGCACAACTGGCGACGATTGGCAACTGGACGAAGGTGTACGAGACCAAGAACATTGGTATCGTGCGTGCTACCTGTACTTCTAACTACTGAGGTAACTAGCCATGGCACAACCTTCCCAGTTTGAACTGTCCACTGAGCAGTACATCGTTGCTGACCACTACATCGCCTCTTCGGTGGCTGATGTGCAGTTCTTCACCGCTCCGGTGAAGTGTCAAGTGGTGACCATCCGCGAGGTGCATGCCACCGCCGGCAGTGACGGCTCTGCTGTTTCTGGCACGATCCGTCGTTGCCAAGGCACCGAGGCTGCCACCGCTGGTGATGACCTGCTCGGTTCCACCAAGATCGACTTCAAGGGCACTGCTCTGACTGAGCAAAAGTTCGATGCTGCCGATTCTGGTGAACTGACCAGCACCACCGCCAACCTGACCCTGGAGGCTGGCGACCGCCTGTCTCTGGACGTCACCGGCACCACCACCGCTCTGGCTGGTGTGATCATCAGCGTGCTGCTTGAGCGCATCTGATGGGTCTGTTCGCTTTCCGGCGACTGCGTGAACGGGAGGCTGCCTCTACGGAGGTGGCCTCTTTCTCTATGGCGGAGCCTAAACTAGACATACCGGAACCTGACGATGGCAATCGCAATCGTGGCCACGCCAGGCGCGGCCGACGCAAACAGCTACCTGACCCTGGCAGCAGCGCAGGCGATCGTTGACGGCTTCATCCAAGACGATGACGTCATCGCATGGGCATCTGCAACGACGGATCAGAAGAACCGGGCGCTGTTCACCGCAACGCAACGGCTCGACCGTGAGCGGTTCCTAGGTGCACGCAGCACCGACACCCAGGCGCTGCAATGGCCTCGGACTGGCGTGAGGCGGCCTGACACCTACATCAATACCTACGCCGTTGGGTTCCCGTTCCGCATCACGACGGACTACTTCGACGACAACGAGATCCCGGTGCAGGTGCAATATGCCGAGGTCGTGCTGGCGGTGTACCTGAACAACAACACCGATGCACTGGGGCTGAGCGGCCTGGAAGATTACAAGAATGTGAAGATCGGCAGCATTGACGTGACACCTAGCAACGGCTATGGCGCCGTGGGTGCCGACAAGGTGCCGCCGTTGATGGAGCGTTACCTGACAGGGCTTAGAATTAGTGGACCTGGCAACATCGCAATCCGACGGTCATGAGCTATTTCCTGGGCGGTGGTGATGCAGTGATGCGCGCAGGACTTGAGATCCCGACGCATGACTACATCAGCAATACCTACGACGGCAGCGGCAACCTGACCGAGGTCGAGTACTACCGCGGCGGATCCGGCGGCAAGCTGGTTGCCACGCTGACCATGACCTACGACGCCAACGACAATCTGCTGACTGTTACCAGGAGCTGACGATGACGCGCCTAGATGTTGCCACTGGTCAGATCCTGCAAGGCATCGACCTGTTGCAGATCTATGGCAATGACACATTCGTCATCGGGCTTGACGGTGAGCTGAAGCTGGCGCCAACGATCGGCACGCAGGTGCTCGAGTTCATCGCTACAGAGGACCTCGACCGGCTGCTGTACGAAGACGGCGACAAGATGCAACTGGAGGCTGCATGAGCCTAGCCAAGCCGCTGCGGAAGGTTGCTAGCAAGCTGATGGCAGAGCTTGGCGGTGCTGTCACCATCCGCACGGTGGCTGCTGGCGCCTACAACACCACGACAGGTGCGATCACCGAGACCACTAGCGATGCAGCGGTTCAGGGCGTGCTGGATCAGGTCAACGCACGCGAGGTGAACGAACTGGTTCAGGCTGGCGACAAGAAGCTGATCGTCGCTGCATTTGACTTGGCGCAGGCACCGACCACGGTCGATAAGGTGCTAATCAGCAGCGTGGTGCATCAGATCATCCGCGTGACCACGATCGAGCAGGACAACACCGCGATCACCTACGAGCTGATCCTAAGAGCATGACGCGTTCCATCCGCATTGGCGAAATCGGCAGCTATTGCGAAAATCAAGTCGAGCAATTGCTGCGGGCAACAGTGCTGGCAACCGATCGCAAGCTCAAAGAGCGCAGCCCTGTCGATACGGGACGGTTTCGCTTCAGTTGGCAGATCGGCGAAAACACCACAGGCATCTATGATGCCGGGCCGCAGCAGCCGTCTGACCCAAGCAGCAAGACGCGCACATCACCACCAGCAAACCCGGCGCCCCCGTTGGCTCGGGGCGTGAACTACACGCCAACATTCGAGAAGCTGGGCAATGTCTACAGCATTCACAACAGCCTGCCATACGCGGAGCCATTGGCGCAGGGACACAGCTCACAAGCGCCGGCAGGATGGCTGGATCTGGTAGCGCGTGAAATGCAGAGCAATGTAAGCAAGAATTGGGAGCGCATCAGGAGGCAAGGCTGATGGCTGCTGTAAACCTCAACACCATCCGCGCCATCATTGAGGCACGATTAACGGCTGAGTTGACCAGCCTCACGACGACATACACCCAAACCGGCACTGTCGTTACGATCAACGCCACTGCGCACGGCTACTACGTCGGCCAATCTCTGACGTTGGACTACACATCCGGCGGCGGCGTTGACGGCACGTTCACTGTGGTCACCACAGCAACCAACTCTTTTACCGTGACTGCTGCCGGTGCGTTGACAACCAGTGGCAATGTCACAGTGGTTAGCTCGCTGGGCAGCACCTTGCCCGTTGTCTTCCACAACCAACCCTATGTGCCGACGCCCAATAGCTCATGGGTGCAATGCCTGGTCAGCTTTGGCGCCAACGAGTACCTCACCATGGGCGGCACTACAGGCAGCAGCAATAGCGTGATTGGCGTGATTGCGATCAACATCTTTACGCCGTTAGGTGTTGGCCCCGGCGCTAACCTAACGATCGGCAAACGGATCAGGGACCTCTACAATAGGGTCATAGTCAGCGGTGTTCATTTTGACCCGCCGATCGGACCCGAGGTAGTGGCTGCGCCGGCGCCGGAGGGTTTCTTCCAAACACAGGTCAGACTGACCTTTGAAACCTTCGAGGATCTCTAGCCATGGCTTTTTACCGAGGGCAGCAAGGCAGCGTCAAGTTCGATGATGCCGGAACAACTGCCGCAACTATCGTCAGTACCCGCTCCTGGTCGTTGACCGTCGAGAAGGAATCACTCGACACCACCGCCCTAGGTGCAACCTATCGGGCGAACGTAGGCGGGCTGATCAGTGGCAGCGGCACTGTTGAGCTGATGTACACCGCCAGCAGCGCTGATGAGACCAACGTGTTCATCGAGCACGCCAACACCGCTACCGACGAGGGCGGCGCACTGTTCGAGCTGTTCCTGGATACAAGCGGCACCAAGAAGATCAGCTTTGACGGTGTGATCACATCGGCTGAGTACTCTGCAACAGTCGGCGAGATCGAAGTGATCACGGTCAACTTCGTGACCAACGGAACCATCACCCTCGACATCTGATCATGGCTTTCTATCGCGGGCAACAAGGGACAGTCTTTTTTGACAAGGCTGGCAGCGGCGGTCTGTCTGAGATCGCATCGGTGCGGTCATGGTCGATGACCGTTGAGAAGGAGTCCTACGACGCCACTACCCATGGCGCCACCTACCGCGCCAACATCGGCGGCCTGATCAGTGGATCAGGCACCATCGAGGTGATGTACGACGCCCCTGGATCTGGCGACAAGCTGGACCTGATCAAGGATGCCAACCAAGTCACCGACGAGGCCGATGCAGCGGTTGAGCTGTATCTGGACGAAACCGGCGGCAAGAAGATCACCGGTACCATCGTGGTGACAAGTAGCGAATACTCCGCTACGGTTGGCGAGATCGAGATCATCACGATCAACTTCGTCTCCAGCGGAACCCTCACGCTTAGCATCTGATGCCTGCCTCACAACGCCCGGTTGATCTGCTCGCCGGTGCATTTGACCTGAACCAGCGCCGTAAGTTCAGCATCAAGAATGATGCTGGTGATACGGTGCTGGATCTTTACTTTAAGCCGATCACCCGCGCAGACCGTAAACGTGCAACAGCGCTGGCGGGGTCTGATGAGGCACTGGAGGTCAGCACGCAAATGCTGTGCCAGATTGCTGAGCTGGAGAACGGCACCAAGGCATTCGCGCCGGCTGATGCAGCCAAGCTGCAACGCGAGCTGCCCGAGCGCGTGCTGAACGAGCTGGAGCTGTTCCTGTTCGGCCTTGGTGATGATGCTGGCCTAGAGGAAGCAAAAAAAGACTGAGCCAGGATAACTGGCTCTTCTTCGAGTTCTTCCTGGCTACTGAACTAGGCATGACGGTCAGCCGGTTGCGGACTGAGCTGACCGACGCTGAGTTCGTGCATTTTGCGGCGTACTACCAGACCAGAAAAGAACGCGAGGACAAGGCACGACCTCGGTAGAATGGTGCCATGGCAGTCTCAAACGTCGAGCTAAGGGTTGACTCGCGGCAGGCGGTTAATGCGCTGCAGCAAGTCAACCGCGCCTCTGGACAGGCTGATACGGCGACGCAGAAGCTGACGCAATCGGTTAATGGCACAGCAGCGGCCATGACCAGGACAGGCCGCGAATTGCGTACTGCTGCCAATGGCATGCAGTATTTCATTGATGCAACCGGCCGCGCACGAAAAGAGAATGGTCAATTTGTTACTACTGCTGAAGCTGCTGCTGCTGGCATTGAAAGGCAAGGCAGGGCGGCTCGTAATGCAAATGCGCCGCTATCTACCCTTGGCGGCACTATCGGCAAGCTTGCAGGCGCTTTTACAGCCATCCAAGCGGCGCGGTTTGTCTTTGCCAAGACCGCTGAAGTCGAAACACAGACGCGCAGCATCCAGACGCTCACCGGCAGTGTCGAGCAGGCAAATCAGATCATCCAAGAGCTACAACAACTTGGCGCTGCTACACCATTTACCAGCACCGAACTGATCGAAACCGCAAAGCGGCTCAGCGCATTTGGCGTCGCCGGCAATGAAGTCGTAGAAGTCACCCGACGGCTTGGTGATGTTGCCGGTGCCACCAGCGCCAACCTGAGCGAACTGGCACTGGTCTACGGGCAGGTACAGGCCAAGGGCAGACTGCAAGGTGAGGAGCTGCTGCAGTTCCAAGAGCGTGGTGTTGCGCTGCAGGCTGAACTGCAGAAGATGTATGGCCTGACCGGTGAGCAGTTCTCCAAGGCACTCAGCAAAGGTCAGATCAGCGCTGAAGCGGTTGAGGTTGCTATCAAGCGGCTAACAGATACAGGCGGCAAATATGCCAATGGTGCTATTGCGCAGAGTGACACGTTGAATGGTCGATTATCTACGCTACAAGATGGGATCGAGGGATTGGCGCGCAGCGTAGGCTCTGCACTATCACCAGCGATCAAAGCAGTGCTCAATGAGGCGATTTTTGCCGTCAATGCAATCAATCAACTCATAGCAACTGGCGCTAGGGCTAAAGGGTTTGGACTTGGACAGTCTCAGCGCAAAGGCATTTTAGATCAAGCGCAGAGGGAAGCCGAGAGAATTGTAAACTTACGTCGCATCCGCGATCCGTTTGAGCGCAATCGTCAATTTCAACAAGTTGCTGCACAACGAGAACGCGATTTAATCGAGTCTTATGGATTCCAGACGGGGCAAATAAAACCACAGGCCCGCGCTCCTCAAATGCCTACAGGTGTTCCACCTTTAGGCGCAGGGACTGGAGGCGGTGGTGGTGGCGGCAGATCTGGCGGTAAGTCTGCTGCTGAGCAAGTTAAAGCAATTAAAGACATCACAGCGCAAGAACTGGAGTTGCGGCTGCGGCTTGGTATTGCGCAGCAAACGCAAAATAAACAGCAAGAGGCTTATTACACCAAGCAGCTTGCGTTGTTTGAGATTTCAAAGCAAGAGATCGGACCCAATGAACGCAAGGCTCAGATCATGGCGGCTGTTGTTGAATACGCCAAAACGTTGAAAGAGATTAACGAATCCGAAGCAAAAGTCACACTGCCGACCATCGTTGAGCGGATTGCCGATATGGCGGCAGGCTATAACAGGGCACTCGACTTTACTGTTCAGTTGACCGAGCAGCAAAAACAACAGAAGACATTAGCTGATGGCATCGCTGGCACGGTCGGTGATGGCATGACATCCGCGTTCAATGCGTTGATTCAAGGCAGCGAGGACTTTGGCAGCAGCTTGCGGCGTATTGCGTCTGGGGTGTTGATCGACATTGCCAATCAACTGTTGCGAGTGTTCGTCATTCAAAAGGCAATCAACGCGATCAGCAGCATCCTTAACCCGGCCAAGGCTGTGAGCGGTTTTGCTCCTGGTGTTGGATTTAATCCAAATGTGTTCTCCATGCCATCGCTGCTGGGACGCGCCATGGGCGGCAGTGTCCGCGCTGGTCAGCCATACCTGGTTGGCGAGCGTGGTCCTGAGTTGTTCATGCCAGGTCGTAGCGGCGGCATCGCACCAACCGGCAGCTTTGGCGGTGGCGTTAGTGTGGTCGTCAACGTCGATGCCAGCGGCAGTAGCGTGCAGGGTGACGACCAGCGGGCCAATCAGCTTGGCAGGATCGTGTCTGTCGCAGTGCAGCAAGAGATCGTCAAGCAGAAGCGTCCCGGAGGATTGCTCGCATAATGGCCACCTTCCCAGCGATCACACCTGCCTATGGCGCTGAAAAGCGCAGCGCACCGCGGCAACGGGTTGTGCAGTTCGGTGATGGCTATGAGCACCGGCTGACTTTTGGCCTGAATCAAAACCCCAAAGAGTGGTCACTGACCTGGAACAACATCACCGAAGCCAATGCAGATACGATTGAGGCCTTCCTTGATACTCGCGCTGCTGATGGTGCTTCCTTTGACTGGACGCCGCCAGACGAAGCAACGTCCTACAAGTGGGTGTGCAGTAGCTGGACCAAGTCGATCCCGTACACCGGCAGGGCGGTGATCACTGCCACGTTCCGGCAAGTATTTGAACCCTGATGGCTGTACCGGTCTCAGCGCTGCAGGAGATCAACCCTGGCGCGGTCATTGAGCTGTTCGAGCTGGAGCTGAACACCGCGCAGCATGGTGTTAACGAAACCTATCGGTTTCATGCCGGCGCTAATGCCAACACACCAGGATTCCTGCTGCTGGAAGATGGCGATGATTTGTTGCTGGAAGATGGCGACAAGTTCAAGCTGGATCAGCTTGACTACTTTGATGTGGTGTGGGCCGGTAGCGCCTACACCAGATTTCCGCTTGAGGCCGATGGCTTTGAATACAGCGGCACCGGTCAACTTCCAAGGCCAAAGTTGCGGATCAGCAATCTGCTCGGCACTATCACCGGCCTCATCCTGACGCTGCCACGCGGCATCGAAGGCGCCAAGGTGACCCGCATCCGCACACTGTTGCGTTACTTAGATGCCGCCAATTGGCCCGATGGGATCAGCCCTTATAGCCCGGATCCGACGGCTGAGTTCCCGCGGGAGATTTATTACATCGACCGTAAGGCGGCAGAGACGCGTGATGCGATCGAGTTTGAGCTGGCGGCATCATTCGATTTAGCTGGTGTCAGGGCGCCCAAGCGTCAGTGCATTAGCAGCTTCTGCCAGTGGGAGTACCGTTCGGCCGAGTGCAGCTACAACGGCAACGCGTACTACAACGAGAATGATCAAGTCGTGGCAACCCTTGCCGAGGATGTGTGCGGTAAGCGATTGGACAGTTGCCGGCTGCGGTTTGATCAGGTCGTCAGGGCCGGCACGGTGACCACAGGCAGCACCGCGCTGGTGCTCGATACGGCCACCACGGTTGAGGCCGGCTCGCCAGTGCGTGGCTTTGGTGTTCCGGCATCCACGACCGTGGTCAGCGTGGCCGGGAACACGATCACAATGAGCGCGGCTGCAACTGCCACCACCAATGTCACCACCACCGGCACGCTTCAGACCAACCGGACGCAGATCATCGTTGCCAGCGCAACTGGGCTCAGTGTTGGCATGACGGTGTTGGGTCCCAATATCGGCACTGGCACGGTCATCACTGCGATCGCTGGCACGACGATCACCCTGGGGCAACCAGTGGACTGGAACCTGATCAAGGGTGCAGCGGCTGCTAGCACCACTGGATATATCGACTCCAGCGAGAGCTATTACGGTCGCGGCCGAGACGACAGCGGCGATGTGGTGGGCACCGTGATCACGGTCAACAGCACCACCGGCATCGCAGTAGGTCAATTCATCGTCGGCCCGGGCATCCCATCTACCGCCAACGCAAAGGTGAGCGCGATCTATACGAATACTGATGCCGAGTATTTCTATCCGTCATGGGTGCAGACCACCTATGCGGCCACTGTCACGGGAAACAGCGGGACTTTTGAGTTCTACACGATCCCGGCGCAATCGTCGCAGACCTACACATTCTCACCGCCTAGCAGGAACTACACCTTGCGCGACCAGGGAGTCCTGCCATTCGGCGCATTCCCGGGCGTCGGCTCTTACTACACATGACCTGGCGCGACGCTGCACTGGAGCACGCCCGTGCTGAATACCCACGCGAGGCCTGTGGGTTGCTCGTGGTGGTCAAAGGCAAGGATCGCTACTGGCCGTGCAAGAACATCGGCAGTAGCGACGAGCTGTTCGTGCTCGACCCGAGCGACTTCGCCGCGGCCGAGGATGCCGGTGAGATCCTGGCCGTGGTCCACAGCCACCCGCACACACCACCGGCGCCCAGCGAGGTAGACCGCACCGCGATCGAGCGCAGCGGGCTGCCTTGGTTCATCGTGTCGCCGTCAACCGGCGAGTGGAGCGCGGAGCTGTTGCCGTGCGGCTACAGGCCGCCGCTGGTTGGCCGCCGCTGGGTGTGGGGCGTGACCGATTGCTGGAGCTTGGCCCGGGACTGGTACGAGCATCACGGCCTGGTCCTGCGGGACTGGCCGCGGCCGCCAACGGCCGAGCAGTTCGAGCAGCAGCCGATGTTCGCCGACTGCTGGGAGTCGACCGGGTTCCGGCAACTACTGCCGGATGAAAGCCTTGAATACGGCGACCTGTTGCTATTTCAGATCGGCAACCGCGGCCTTAATCATTGCGGTGTTTACATCGACGATCAATTGGTCTTGCATCAACTGCGCAATCGACTAAGCAGCCGCGACATCTATGGTGGCTGGTTGCAGAAGTGCACAGGGCTTAAACTGAGATATGCAGACGATTCGGGTCTACGGCCATCTTGCCAAGCTGCTTGGACAACGCACGTTCAAGGCAGCCGTTAGCAGTGCCGCCGAGGCCGTCCGATTCTTGCTGGTCAACTTTCCGTGGCTGGAGCGGCACATGAGCGCCCAGTACTACCGCGTCACGGTTGACGGCTTTGGCCTGACGCTTGATGACCTGCACCATCCGGTGGGGCAACAGGAGATTCGCATCATCCCTGTGATCGGTGGTGCTGGTGGGGATGTTGGGCAAATCTTGCTGGGCGTTGCACTGGTTATCGGCTCGTTCTTTATTCCAGGCGCTGCTGCGATTGGCACGCTTGGATTGTCGGCGCCGATTGCGGTGAAGGGCCTGGTCGCAAGCATTGGCTTATTTATGACCCTTGGTGGTGTGGCTGGACTGCTGACGCCAACTCCCCAGCTATCGCTCGGCAATGACGGTGCCAACGACCCGCGCAAGAGCTATAGCTTTAGCGGTGTGCAGAACACCAGCCGCCAGGGCGTGCCGGTTCCGATTGTCTACGGCGAGACCCTAGTCGGTAGCGTGGTGATCAGCGCTGGCATTGACACCGTGCAGGTGAAGGCATGACAGGCGGCAAAGGCGGCGCAAGTGGTGGCCGGTCGCCATCGGAAGCCAAAGACAACCTGATTTCAACGCAGTACGCCGAGGTCATCGACCTAATCAGCGAAGGCGAGATCTATGGCTTGAAAGATGGTGCAAAGTCTATTTTTTTAGACAATACGCCGCTGGTCAATGAAAGCGGTGAGTTTAATTTTAAGAATGTCGAATGGCATGAGCGCACTGGCACTGGTTCAACAGTGCAGCAGCCAATTCCGTTCGGCTCTGGGCCTGCCAACGAAATCCCAGTTGGCGTCACCGTCGAAAAGGACACGCCTGTCGTTCGCACGATCACCGACAACAGCATTGACGCGGTGCGGATCACCATCTCGGTGCCGCAACTCCAGGCCTTCAACAACCAAGGCGACATTGTCGGCCAGAGCTTTGAACTCAAGATTGAAATTCAATATGCCGGTAGCGGATTCGAGACCAAGGTGAGCGGCCTTGATGGCACCATCAAGGGTCGATCTGCCGACAAGTACCAGCGCGATTACGAGATCGAGCTTGATGGTGCATTCCCGGTCAACATCCGCGTCTCACGCATCACGCCGGACTCCACAAGCGCGAAAGTCAGCAACGCGTTTCAGTGGACCAGCTACACCGAAATCACCCGCGCCAAGTTGCGCTATGGCAACAGCGCCCTCGTCGGCATTCGCGTTGACGCTGAGCAGTTTAGCAACATCCCCGCCCGCAGCTATCTGGTGCGCGGCATCAAGGTGTTGATCCCTAGCAATGGCACGATCAGCGCCGTCGATGGCAGCATCACATACTCTGGCGCCTGGGACGGCACCTTTGGAGCCGCTCAGTGGACCACGGATCCAGCTTGGATTCTATGGGATCTGCTGACCAGCACCCGCTATGGATTTGGCGATCACATCACTGCTGCGCAGCTTGACAAGTTCGCTTTCTACGCCGCATCGCAATACTGCTCGGAGCAAGTTGACGGCGAGCCTAGATTCTCCTGCAACGTCAATATCCAAACAGCAGAGGAAGCGTACAAGCTGATCAATGACATGTGCTCGGTATTCCGAGTGATGCCATATTGGTCTGCGGGCGCACTGACAATCAATCAAGACAAGCCGCAAGATCCGGCGTACCTATTCACACTGGCAAATGTCACCCCCGAAGGCTTCAGTTACGAAGGCGCCAGTCTCAAGTCCAAGCCGACGGTAGCTGTGGTTAGCTACCTGGACCTGGAGCTGCGGGACATCGCCAAGGAAGTGGTCGAGGACCGCGACGGGATCAACCGCTTTGGCGTGATCACCACAGAACTGAGCGCCTTTGCCTGCACCAGCCGGAAGCAAGCACGGAGGCTTGGCGAGTGGTTGCTCTACACCAACCGCTACGAAGGCGAGGTGATCAGCTTCACGACATCCATCGATGCCGGTGTGGTGGTGCGCCCGGGGCAGGTGATCGAGGTCTCCGATCCCACCCGCAGCTCCGAGCGCCGCGGTGGGCGGATCACATCCGCAACGACAACAGCAATCACCGTCGACAGTGCCACTGGCTTGGTGCTCGGTACTAGCCCGACGCTGTCGGTGATCCTGCCAACCGGTGCGGTTGAATCCAAAACGGTGTCATCCATCGTCGGCAGTGTGATCACGGTCAGCAGCGCCTATTCAGCAGCGCCTAACCCAAACAGCATTTGGATCTATCAAACCGCTGACATCGAAGCCTCCACCTGGCGCGTGATCGGCATCACCGAGCAAGACCAAGCGCAGTACAGCATCACTGCGATGGCCTACAACAGCAGCAAGTACGACTACATCGAGCGCAGTCAACCACTGCAAGAGCGTGATGTCACAAACCTTAACGTCATTCCTCCGGCGCCAACTGGGCTCACGGCAACCGAAGCGCTCTACGACAACAACGGCGTCGTCCAGTCAAAGCTGGTGATCAGTTGGGTCCCAGTCGATGGTATTGGCACCTACAGATTCAGGTATCGACTGGAGGACAACAACTGGACTGATCTGACGGTCCAGCGACCTGACTACGAGATCCTCGACACCACGCCAGGCGTCTATCAGATCGAGGTCTACAGCGTCAGCCCCACCAACCTTCGCTCGTCATCGCCCGCCACCAATACCATCACCGCCCTGGGCAAGACGGCTCCCCCGGCGTCGCCCACCGGCCTCAGCCTGGTTGCGATCGACGAGGCCTCGGCCGTCATCAGTTGGAACCGCAGCCAAGAGCTGGATGTGATCCTGAACGGCAAGGTGCTGATCCGGCATCAACCGGTACTGACCGGTGCATCCTGGGAAAACGCGCAGGAGATCGTTGCCGCGGCGGCCGGTAGCCAGACCCAGAAGCAGGTGCCATTGCTGGAGGGCACCTATCTGCTCAAGTTCGAGGACGATACCGGCAACCGCAGCAGCACGGCGTCCGCAATCATCGTTGACCTGCCGACGCCACTGCCGCGGCTGATCGTGCAGACCTACACGCATCCGCCGTTTGATGGCACCTTTACCGGCATGTTCTACTCGGCCGAATCCGAAGGCATCTTGCTGGCGGGCACGGTGCTGGTGGATGACATGGGCACCTGGGACGACCTTGGCTCGATTGACAGCATCGGCGACATCCTGCCGGCAGGCACCTACGAGCTGGGTGACACGCTTGACCTGACCCATGTTTATGACATCAACATCAGACGGACGCTTGAGTTCACCACGCTGACGGCCGGCGCCCTAATTGATGACAAAACGCTTTATATCGACGACTGGGGGCTGATTGACGATGCTGCGCCTGACGGCCCAAATGCGTCGATGTATGTCCGCAGCACGACCGACAATCCATCGGGGTCGCCAACCTGGGGCGAATGGCGCGAGTTCGCCAACGCAACGGTCCGCGGTCGTGCATTCCAGTTCAAGGTGGTCGCAACAACCATCGACCCATCGCAGAACATATTGATTACTGATGTCGGCGTTACAGTCGAGATGCAGCAGCGTGCCGAGATCTCGGACGTGCACGACACACTGAACGCAGCAGCCGAGATCCAGGCTGGCAGGGACTACACCATTGTGAGCGCAGGGACGACCAACTTCACGTTAATCGGCGCGGCCAACAACAATCCTGGCACCAAGTTCACCGCAACTGGACCGGGTACCGGGACCGGCACTGCTGCTGGGCCATTCCTGATCGACTTCGTTGACAACTTCTACCAGTCGCCTACGATGGGGATCACCATCTTCAACGCAGATAGCGGCGACTACTATACACTGGACACGTTATCGCGCACTGGCGTTGATCTTGTGATCCAGGACAACAGCGACAAGCCAGTCGCACGCAACTTCCAATACACCGCCGTCGGTTACGGCAAGGAGATCACCTAATGGCGCAACACGATTATGACATTGCCAACCAGGCTGGCGCTGCGTTTCGGTCAGACCTGAACAATGCGCTGTCGGCTATCGCGACCAACAACAGCGGAACCACGGCACCCTCGACGACGTTTGCCTACCAGTGGCACGTTGACACCGATGCACCGGCAACGCTGTACATCCGCAACGGCGCTAACAGCGCTTACATCGAGGTCGGTGATGCAACGCTCGACAACCTTGGATTGCAAAAATACAGGCGCGCAACTGCACAGGCATCCACGTCTGGCACGGCGATCACGTTTGGCAGCATTCCAAGCTGGGCCAATCGGATCATCATGATGCTGTATGGCGTCAGCACTAACGGCAGCAATGAGCTAATTGTTCAGCTTGGTACTGCTAGCGGTTTTGTCACAAGCGGTTACAACTCCAACTCGGAAAGCGTCGCAGCTACATCTAGTCAATACAGCAGCGCTGGGTTTCTTCTTACAAACACAACTCTAAACACATATCTGCACTCAGGCATAGTGCACATGATCAGGGTTGACGGCAACAATTGGGTTTACACGTCAAACGTAAAGCGCGCTGCAGTTTCAGGTACTACAACTAGCGCCTATGGTGCCGGTGATGCCACCCTTGGTGCAGTGCTGACACAAGTGCGGTTGACTAGCACTAGCACGCCAGATACCTTCGACGCTGGTACGGTTAACATAGTGTACGAGTCCTGATAGCACATGGCCGACCGTAAGATCTCTGACCTGACAGCGCTTACGGCGCCTGCTGCAGGCGACTACCTGCCGATCGTTGACATCAGCGAGGCATC